ATGCGTAATTTTCAAGGGCAATTTGCTAATAAAGGTGGACGAAACACCCCAAAGATGGGAAAAGTTAAAAATGCTCAAGGAACTGTAATGCGGGTATGGAACTATATGGGCTATCAAAAAGCTGCTCTTATGTTTGTTATATTTCTAGTCGTTGTTACTACATTACTTGGATTATTAGGTCCCTATTTTATGGGAGTCATTATAGATCAATATATTGTACCGAAAGATTTAAGTGGTACAGCAAGAATGTGTATGTTACTTATCGTGATTTACGGTGTAACTGTACTTTTAACATGGTTACAAACATTTGTCATGATTAACGTTGCATTAAAAACAATTCAAAAAATACGACAAGATATTTTTGAGAAAATCCAAACGCTTTCTTTACGGTTCTTTGATGTGCGTTCCCAAGGTGATTTAATGAGCCGTGTGACAAATGATATAGATAATTTGAATCAAGCTTTGACACAAAGTGTTGTACAAATCATTTCATCAGCGTTAACTTTTATAGGTGTAACGATTGCAATGTTCGCCTTAAATTGGATTTTAGCAATTGTAACTTTAATTACAGTACCTATTATGTTTTACGTTACAAAAAAACTAGTTGCATATAGTGGTAAAAACTTTGCGAAGCGTCAAAAAGATTTAGGTGAATTAAATGGATTTATTGAGGAAGCAATTACAGGTGCGGATGTTACAACGTTGTACGGAAAAGAAAAAGAAACTGTACAAAATTTCAATAAAATTAATGAACAGCTAAGAGTTTCAGCTACGAAGGCTGATACATTTTCAGCTTTTATTTTTCCAAGTATGAACTTTATTAATAACTTAGGTATGGGGCTTGTCATTGGGACTGGATCAGTTATGGTCTTAAACGGAATGACAACAGTAGGAGTTATTGCGGCTTTTATTAATTATTCTCGTCAATTCTCAAGACCGCTAAGTCAATTTGCGACTTTAATGAATACAATTCAAGCGGCAGTTGCTGGTGGAGAACGTGTTTTTGAAATTATGGATGAGGTACCAGAAATTCAAAATAAAAAAGACGCATTCGTTGTACAAAATTTACAAGGGCATGTTGCACTTGAGAATGTTTCATTTGGCTACGCAGAAAATAAAACGATTTTAAAAGAAGTGAGTCTTAAAGCGCAGCCAGGAGAGACAATTGCTTTAGTTGGTCCGACTGGATCAGGGAAAACAACAATCATTAATTTGTTAACTCGCTTTTACGATATACAGCAAGGACAAATTCATATTGATGGAAAAGATATAAAAGATTATGATATTAATTCTTTACGAAGTAAAATAGGAGTAGTTTTACAGGATACGTATTTATTTGCTGGTTCGATTATGGATAATATCCGTTATGGACGCTTAGATGCTAGTGATGAAGAAGTTATCACTGCAGCTAAGGCAGCATCTGCACATTCTTTTATTAAGCATTTGCCAAATCAATATGAAACAGAAATTGCTTCAGAAGGATCGAATTTAAGTCAAGGACAAAAACAACTTCTAGCGATTGCACGAGCAATTTTAGCAGATGCAGATATATTAATTCTCGATGAAGCGACATCAAATATTGATACAAGAACAGAATTACAAATACAAGCAGGACTAAATAATTTAATGAGAGGTCGCACAAGTTTTGTGATCGCTCACCGACTTAAAACAATTGAAAAAGCAGATCAAATCCTTGTTATAAAGGATGGGGAAATTTTAGAAAGAGGGCATCATGAATCTCTCATGGAAGATAGAGGGTTTTATTTTGATTTGTATACGAGTCAGTTTAAAATTTAATAAAAAAAATGAGGTTTCTCTAGAAAAGAGAAGCCTCATTTTTTTATTTGTAAACTTTATGAATTACTTTTCTAACCAAATTAATTATCCGACCTGAAAAATACTTATACTTGCAGATACATTTGTTAAAGAGCCACCATCACTATTTGAGAGAGTGATAGTACCTGCTGAAGAGGTGTTATTTATTAAAGTCAATGTTGAAGGAACAACTGTTACGGTAAAAGCAGCAGTACCTTGATTGATTGTATGTGGTGACCCCGCACCAAAACGCCCACCTGAAATTGGTGTACCATTTAGTTCGAGGGAGAATTGGTTTTCGCGAGATGCTTGTAATTGAAACTCTGCTAAATATGTTCCTAGTGTATTAATTATAATATTTCCAGTACCTGTGATGTGGCTAAGGGCAGTTCCTGTTATAGGTCCATTTGTGTTAAAAGTAACATTACTTCCTACTGCAATTGATTGGTTAGTAGTATCAAAAACATATAGATAGTTTGTTAATCCTACACTAGCCGCCCCGGTAGGCCCAGTAGAGCCAGTAGCCCCAGTAGTTCCAGTAGTTCCAGTGGAACCGGTAGAGCCAGTAGTTCCAGTAGGCCCAGTGGAGCCAGTAGTTCCAGTAGGCCCAGTGGAGCCAGTAAGTCCAGTAGCCCCAGTAGCCCCAGTAGCCCCGGTAGGCCCAGTGGAGCCAGTAAGTCCAGTAGCCCCAGTAGTTCCAGTGGAACCGGTAGAACCAGTAGAACCAGTAGAGCCAGTAGCCCCAGTAGTTCCAGTAGTTCCAGTAGTTCCAGTGGAACCGGTAGAACCAGTAGAGCCAGTAGCCCCAGTAGTTCCAGTAGTTCCAGTGGAACCGGTAGAGCCAGTAGCCCCAGTAGTTCCAGTAGCCCCGGTAGGTCCAGTGGAACCAGTAGGTCCAGTGGAACCAGTAGTTCCAGTGGAGCCGGTAGGTCCAGTAGCCCCAGTAGAGCCAGTAGCCCCGGTAGGTCCAGTGGAACCAGTAGTTCCAGTAGCCCCGGTAGAACCAGTGGAGCCAGTAAGTCCAGTAGAGCCAGTAGCCCCAGTAGTTCCAGTAGTTCCAGTGGAACCGGTAGAGCCAGTAGCCCCAGTAGTTCCAGTAGCCCCGGTAGGTCCAGTGGAACCAGTAGTTCCAGTGGAGCCGGTAGGTCCAGTAGCCCCAGTAGAGCCAGTAGCCCCGGTAGGTCCAGTGGAACCAGTAGTTCCAGTAGCCCCGGTAGATCCAGTGGAGCCAGTAAGTCCAGTGGAGCCAGTAGCCCCAGTAGAGCCAGTAGCCCCGGTAGGCCCAGTGGAACCAGTAGCTCCGGTAGGTCCAGTAGGAGAATGTGGGAGAATAATACGGTTAATATCTAAAAGTGAAAAGTTAATGAACATATCTTTGTTTTGATAATCTATCGAAATCACCTCACTAGCATGTTTAAAGAAATAGTAAAGTAATAATTTTTATAGGTATTTCATTTCTATATTATTAATGCAACTTATTTTGGAAACAGTAAATAGCTATCCTGACTATAGGGTATTAATTTTTAACCTAAATTTTAATAAAACCTTTATTAAAGATAAAGAGCGCTTTTAAAGGCGCTCTGAGACAAGTTTCATGTTGAAAAAGGGAATTGAGGATATTATGTGCATACTGTTTTAGAATGTTGTAAATTTTTAATTAAAAATAAAAAGATCTTATAAAAATTTAAAATTTGTATTTTTAGATAGTCACCATACAATAAAATATGCTTGTTTGATATAAATGTGTGTCAAATTTACCAAAATATATTTTGGCATGCATAAGAAAATTAAAATACTTTGTTAGCAAATACTAGCAGCTTCAGTGACAGATGGTAGAAAGAGTTTACGTGGTATTGTAATACATAGCCTTTAAATCCTTGATTTTGGGATGAAAGAGATGTATTACGTTTTCGTGAAATGTGGAGTCAAGGTATGAGCTTACCGAAGATGGCCAAAGCGTTAAGGAGACACCAAGCGGAAGTTGCGCTTCTTGTAATAGATCAAGCGGATAAGTATTTAATTGAAAATCGTCCGATAGAATTAGGGATTTGCTAAATAGGAAGGGGAAAACAAAATGAACGTTATGGAAAATGGTGTATTAGAAGCAACTAAATTAATGAGTGAAGCTAAGAATGAGAATCAGGTTATAAATGAAGCTACAGTTTTACAGATTGCAAGTATCTTATCGATTGCTGAATTAAATGATTATCAGGAAGCAACTTTACGAACTTGGAATAACAAAACTGATTTTGGAGGACGTGTTTCAAATGCAGCTTTAGGACTTACAGGCGAAGCTGGTGAAGTTGCCGATATTGTAAAAAAAGCAATTTATCATGGACATGGTTTTCAACCATCGCATTGTCCAGGAGAAGAAGACGGAAACACTTATAAGTTAGCCTTATAGCTTGGAGATATTCTTTATTATTTATCAATTATGGCGCATGAACTGGGATATACGTTACAAGATATTGCTGAAATGAATATTGCAAAATTAGCTAAAAGATATCCAGATGGTTTTAGTCGAGAAGCAAGTCAAGCACGTGTAGATGTAAAGTAAGACAAAATTTGAATTTTATTAAGAAAGAGAGATAGGGAATGTAATTCGTAAAAAGGCGTTTTACTAGATTAGGGACACTAGCAAAACGCCTTGTGGGTAGTACATCATACTCATCAAGCTAACCAAAATAGGTGGCTCGACTTGAACTAGCAATTGTACCTACCAAACCGCTAAAAACTACTAATAATTAAAAAACTTTTTACATAACAATTTAATCCTTTGTAGAAAACTACGAGGGGTTAAATTGTTCAAAGAGTATTCCATTTGAGGTCTGATTAATTTAAGTTCTTAAATGAAAAGTTGAGGAAAACATTCACGAACACCAGAATTTCTTAATGAATTAAATAATGCTGCACTGATTCTTAATAGGACGTTGTTATCAGTTCCATCTTCTAAATCGTATATCACAAAGTATGAATTATCGACTGTGAAAATACATTTTCGTTCTAATTTAAATCCAGTTGGTACAGTTGGAAGTGTATCAACTGGTTCAATTACAGGTGTATCTCCTTCATCTCTAATAAAATCGAAAGTTTGCTGATCAATTTCGTAGATATTAACTGGATCAATTTCTACACCTTTATCTGGAATTGTAATTTCATCTTCAACTAATAAGAAAAAGCGTTCGTTTCGAAAATTGAAAAGAGATCTTGCTCCAATTTCAAATGATGCCATTTTATATTAACCTCCTTAGCAACTTCTTTATAGGTTTAAAGTTACTTTTATACAATATGTTAGATTGATAGATTTGGTTACGGCACGTACTACGTAAATTACTAAATTAGGGGTCCTATCAAGCTAAGGTTATGAAGTATTCCAAAAACGATAACAGAGCTTCGTTATTACAAAAAAGTTAAAATTTTCGTTCTGGGAATCTATTAGATTTTAATTTGATGGCGATGGGGTAGTACATGTTTTTGGGGAAAAGCGTATTAAAAAATAAATAAAATCGTTATTTTATAGTGATGTAAAAAGAGTACATATCGAATATGTACTCTTGAAAAAAAGGAAGTGTAAATAAGTGATGAAACACTATACTACAACATATGCTTGTCTCATTTAAAAGTGCAAGGAATATAACAAAATAGTTATTTTGTTAAATAAAAAAACATGCACAAAAATTGTGCATGTTTAGTAAAAGCTATGTCTTGTCAATGTAAATATATGCTTAACTAATATATCCCGTGTGTACGTTTGAACAAGATGGTTATTTATTAAAAGGTTATTCAGTTATTTGAAATATAGTTTCATTAGGCTTAGAAAACCCATACAATTTCCTAGCGAACTTTAAAATACCTTCTTCGCTCTCGCTTAAAGTTTTAATATCGTTTTCAAAATAACGTCCTATAAATTCTAATTCGGACAATTTTTTCTTTTCTTTATTGAGTGTAATTTGTTTTTCTTGAATCATTTGTTCTTGCTTATAAATACAGATTTGAATGGAAATAACTATAGGCAGCATAAAAGCAAGTGCTAATAAAAGACGACGTCTTAGCTTTTTATTCGTTTGTTGATTCTTATTAGGGTTAATTTGTTTTTTTGAGAGTGATTGTTGTGGTGTTAAATTTGGGACACTACCCATGTTAAAGCCTCCATTATTTATGTATAAAATGTAAATTGTTTAAAATTATTATATATGCTAAATGGATAATTTTAAACCTATCTGGATAAAGAAAGGTTTTATAAAATTCTTATTTAATTAAAAAATCGCGTACAAAAAATGTACACGATTATATAAAAACTATGCCTTGTCTGCTCTTTGCATTTTATGTTTATAGTATGTAAAACGTGATACATCTAAATAAATTAAAAGAGCACCATTAAAAGTGCTCTCTGACTAAAAATAAGGTTGAAAAAGAACACCCAAGATATTATATGTATGTTTTTTAGAGAGGTGTAATTTAAAAATGAAATCTTTATTTAAATAAAAAGAGCACCTTTGAAAAGTGCTCTTTAAGGATAAATCAAAATATTGACTACTTTTTATTTTGAGGTGAATAAGAGAGTAGATTGAATTTTATTGAAGTACATCAATAAAGTTCTTTTCACCTCATTGTAATGGTTAGCGAGTGCGATATCTCCACTGAATGAGATGAAATAGCTTAATCCAGTTGCTTTTATAAAATGTTTAACACTTACGAGCATTAAGATAACCTCCAATAATTAATTGGTACTAATTATACCAAATATATTGTCTTTGGAACATGTGAAAAATCAACAGGGTGTACGGTGGAATGTTTAAGTTGATGTGTACAGGACATGGAGAAGTAATTAATAGTAGCCAGGATAGTTCTGAACGGATAATAAAGAACTCAACAAAATAATCCTTTTAATAGAAAGTGAGGTTAGGCGAATGACTGATTTAAAGAAAAGAAAAATTAGAAAAGCAATTGCTCGTCGCACAAAGGCAGTAGAAAAATATCAAGTTGATAACGCTTGGAGAAATATTTTTGTGAAAGCTGGAATAATAAAATAACAGTACTGGAGGGATAGAAAATGAATGGTAAACAGTTTTTCGGAATGTATTGGGCTCTTTACTTAATCATCATGTTTGTGACCTTTAGTAATGCGAAAAGCTTCATACAAGCTGGAATCATTTTGGTACTTGTAATTTTGATTTCGGAAGTTGATCATAAATATGGATTTTATAAGGGAAGCAAGAAAGCTAAAAGCAATCAAATATAGTCCGGCTAGAAAACTAGAGGACACCAATTCATTAAGGCAGCCATTAAAGCTGCTTTAGGAATAGGTGTCCTTTTTATTTTGAAAAGGGAGATGGGGAAATGAAGGGGTTAAAGGATCAGTTACGTGAATGGAAAAAGCAATCGAATCAAGCAAAGAAGAAAAAGAAGAAAAAACGAAAAGAGAAATTAAGTACTCGTGACATTGAAGATTTAATGGGGATGCATAGACCTTGTTATGAACGTAGACGTGGAGCAATAAGACAAAAGTAATTTAAAAATAAAAAGGAGTGGTCTTACATGACTAAACAATTATCTTTCTTACCAAAAATCGATAGAACAGCGACACAAGAGGAATTAGAAGGCGTCTTGGAAAGTGTACGTATACATAGACAATTTGGGATGATGCGTAAAGAAATGAAAGTCACTCCTTCTTATGAAGTACGTGAGCATGGTCCTACACATACAGTTGGGAAACCATTAGAAGATGTTGCTATAGCAAATATTCAACAAAGTAAACGAGAAGAGTGGCTTGAAAGAATGTCAGTACGTATTGATCAGTTTCTAAATCGATTAGGAAACGGACGTGCAGGAAGTATACAAAGAGATATTATTTATAAACGGTATTTAGAAGAAGAGGACGTATGTGATTACATGGTTTATAACGAAATAGGGATGTCAGAGCGTACTTATCGACGTTGGAAGTCTAAAGCGTTTTATAAACTTGCTTTTGCGCTTGGATTAGAAGTTTACGAGACAGAAGAGACTGGAGGTAAAGAATAATGAATTTTGTTCAGCCAATACGTGATCCAGAAGAAATACAGCAGCTAAAAGATTATTTTAAAGAAAAGAGCTTACGTAATTACATTCTCTTCATTATGGGCATTAATACAGGTCTTAGAATCTCGGATATTTTGAAACTGAAGGTAGGAGATGTCAAGGGCAGTCATATATCTATGAGAGAAAAGAAAACAGGGAAACAGAAACGAATACAAATTACTGCAGCACTGAAAAGAGAACTGAAATGGTTTATTGAAGAAAGGGAAGACAATGAGTATTTATTGCAAAGCAGACAAGGTAAGAATCGTCCTATTGGTCGTAGCATGGCATATAAGATATTAAGCGGAGCAGCGTCAGAGTTCGGGTTGGATGAAATAGGAACACATACGTTAAGAAAAACATACGGGTATCACATGTACATGCAAACAAAAAACATAGCATTACTCATGGAGATATTTAATCACTCGTCAGAGAAGGTCACGTTACGTTATATAGGTGTAAATCAAGATGCAATGGATAAAGCAATGACTAGGTTTAAAATCTAAGCATTGCTTATTTCTTTTAAATCTAGGGGTATCGTAGTATTTTTGAAAAAACACGTTAAAAGTATGCAAGGTTTTATACAGTTTTTTGGCTAATCCAGTAACAAACAATAACCCTAAAATCGCGCTAGGATAGGAATGTATAAAAAATGCATAGATCCATAGAACAAAATAGAAGGTTCCTTTCTGTCGATAATGAGACGTTATGTTAATTAGGTTTGGATATTGTATACATCGTCTTTTCTTCAACTAAGAGTGCAGATTCATACAATAGGAATTATTTTTAAAATTATAAAATAAGAAAAAGTGAACCTATATTAATACTGATAGAGCTATGTTATTATCAAAATAAGGGTTTTACCCTTATTCCCTTTTTATAGGAGAGTGTTTAACATGATTATCAAGTTCATTCGTTTACGTTAATTTTAAACACAATTCGTTATGCCTAACTATTTTTTTAAAAAATATGTGGGTTTATTTGATTGTGTCTTTTTTATTAACTAAATACGAATGAAATGAGGAGTTAATCATGACTGAAAAGATTATTAAAATTAATGAAATTGATATATGTACAGAGAGCTTTGGCGATTCAGCAGATCCAGCAGTCTTACTGATTATGGGAGCCATGTGTTCAATGGTTTATTGGGATGAGGAATTTTGTCAACAATTAGCTGATACCGGCCGATATGTTATTCGTTATGATAATAGAGATGTCGGACGGTCAACTACTTATAAACCGGGGAGTTCCCACTATACTGTGGTAGATATGGCTGATGATGCGATTGGAGTACTTGATGCATATCATATTGACGAAGCACATATTGTTGGAATGTCATTGGGTGGAATGATTGCTCAAATTGTAGCCTTAAGGAACCCTCAGAGAGTTCTAAGTATAACTTTGATTGCATCAGGTATTTTTGGTTCTGAAGACAACAACAGGAATTTACCTCCGATCGATGAGAAGATACTCGCTTACCATGCTAATGCGGCCAAACTAAATTGGTCAGATGAAGAATCTGTTGCAAATTACTTGGTTGCAGGATCAGATTTACTCTGTGGTTCAAATCATAAATTCGATGAGAAGAGGGTTTATAAGCAGGTAGAAAAAGAAATAAAACGAGCAAATAACCTACTCAGTATGTTTAATCACTCCCTTCTTAAAGGTGATGATTCTTATGAAGGGAAGTTAAAAGGAATCAATATACCTACTTTGGTTATCCATGGTACAGAGGATATAGTGCTTCCATACGAGCATGGTCTTGCTCTTGTTGATGAAATTCCCCATGCTTTGTTACTAACCCTAGAAGGGGCGGGTCACGAGATTCACTGTGACGATTGGAATCATATAATCAACGCTATTTCGAATCATACTTCAGTCCTATAATCATTATAGGAGCCGTATAAAACAAAAAAGATTTGGAAAAAGGGTTACAATCGAATCTGTAACCCTTTTTTTCTATTAAAAATCATTTTTGGAACTGTTACTCAGTTAAAAATTATTAATGCTCAGTGATTGATATTTCCTTCCTATAAGAGGAAAGTATGAAAGAATAGAATTTAATTGAATATGTTTTCTATTACCCGTTTCAAGCTTTTCCCCATACCTTTTACTGCCCATACTAGTTTAAGGAACACTTTAAAGATAGCATCCCATACGTGTTCATTAATAAAAAATTCGTATACTTTCTTTAACCACTCTTTCGGGGATTTACTCTTACGTTTAAACCTTTGCCAATGCGTTTCTTCACTAGTTTTCATAACTACCCCTTCTTTCTTAATCGAATATGCTTTCTATTAGAAGTTTTAACACCTCGCTATAATGATGAAAAGAACGAGGTTTATCATATCTGGCAATTTAATCACTCCTAATTTTAAATTAAATTCATTATATAACGATTTCTAAATTTTAAGTTAATTACCGGTGAGAATTAAGCAAAATTTAAACAAAAACACCTATATTAGGTTTTAGTTACAGGTTTTCCCCCTATAAAATCAACTATTTGCGCCACCAACTATGGGGTACGCGAATTACTTTGATATTATCTTTGAACGAACAAAATAACTCCTTTCGAAAAACAAATGAACTGATATTAATCAACTTCCAATAACGAGAATTATGTAAATAAGCTGTCCACATGGGCAGCTTATTTTATTTTTGTCTTAGCTTGTTTTTCAAAATATTAGTGGTATCTCAATACGGTTACTCATAATTTTCGTACTGTGTAACTCAAAAGAGAAAGTGAAATGAAATCAATGATACCAAGGGATTAAGCAAAGGGTTCAGTTACACACAATATAAGATATGGGTAACTAATATGATATAATAAACAAAATTACATTAATATATAATGAGGTGCAAATAATGGGATATAAAATTAAAGAATGGGAAGATCGTTATCGCCATAGAACGGATATAAGTAGTTACTTAGTCCATCTAACTAAAGGGAAATTTGATAATCGTGGAAAACGATTAAAAAGTGCTCAACGTGTTTTGCAAGAAATTTTAGAATCGAAAACATTGAAAGGAAGTACGACTAAATCAGGATATATTAATGGCCCTAATTCAGCAGTATGTTTTCAAGATATGCCTTTGAGTGGTGTATGTCAGAATACTTTATTCGAACAACTACGTAATCAAGAGGAAGCGCAAAGAAGATATGTTCCAATTGGAATAGCTTTCCCAAAGCATTATGTTTATCAAAAAGGTGGTAGACCTGTACTATATGAAAAGAAAGAAATTGCAAAAAAAATTCTACCTCAAGAAGAGTGGTGGAGAATAGTAAACTTTGATTTAGATGATGAAGAGAATATCATAGATTGGACTCATGAAAGAGAATGGAGAACAAAAGGTGATTTTGAATTTGATTTAAAAGAAGCCACAATTTTATTAGTAAATCATAACGCATATGAGAGTTTTATGAATTCCACTAAAGAAGATATATTAAAACAGCTTGGTGGTGTTGTAGTGTTACGTTCAGTTTTATATTAAAGAGAGTGGCAGAGTCGTGACCGATTTTTGGCAGGAAATGTGCCGGTTGTTTTGGAATCTACGTGATATATTTGTATTGTGAGAAGTGGCGGAAAACACAACTTACTATGTTGTTTCTAAATTTCTAAACGGTTCATAATGACGCACATAAAATCCGAAACCAGCAGATGGTAATGATTGAATGATACTGTCATTAGGGAGAGCTTTTGCTCTTCTTCCAGTTACTTAATATTGTTGATGCGTATCAGCAGTTCATCATTAGGTGATTGGAATAAGAATAAAACTTCACGTACCGTAATTAAAGTATAAATTAATAACCAATTTCAAAGCATCCATACGGGTGCTTTTTATTTTGGATTAAGAGGTGATGTAATGGAATGGTTAGATTTCTTGATCGGTTTTTGTGTAGGCTCTTTATTCGGAATTGTATTCTGTTCTTGGTTAGAGAAGAGGCGAGAACGGGAAATTAATTTTGAAATTGAACTATCATTGCGAAAGGAAATGGAACAATTGAAAGCAATGAAAGATAAGGGGTGAGATGATGCAACCTCTAACGATACAAGAGATTAATAAACTATATGAGCAAGATAAGATTATCAAGTTCTATAAGCATTCTTATTGGAGAAGGAACATTAGGATTAAGGCGTTAGAGAGAGGCAACAGTGAGTGTCAGGAGTGCAAGCGCAAAGGTAAGTACAGCAAAGGTAGGAATGTCCATCACATCAAAGAGTTACGTGACAGACCAGATTTAGCGTACGTATTAAGCAACCTAGAAACGCTATGCATTCGCTGCCATAACAAAGAACATGGCAAAGAGAAAAACATAGTGAAGAAGCGTTGCACGATAGTAGATGAAGAGAGGTGGTAAGTGTGGACAGCCTAATGATACAAGGTAACATATATGACTTGCAATTCATCAAGACATTAATGAAAGACGGAACAGATGATGAACGTGCTTTAGATATATTTAAACAGTTTCAGCGTGACATCTACACAACATACAAACTGATACGTCACATATGTAATCCAAGAGCATGTGAGAAGATTACACTTGAAACTGTAAAGAAAAGTCTACGTGAACATTGGTTAGAACATTATCTAAATATGACTTTAACAGAAGCTCATATTATTATTGAATATGCTGAGCTATTCTTTGGTTTAGCTATTAAATGATTAACTTACTTATAAACATTCTTCTAATAGCTTTAATGATTTGCAATGTAAATATCATTGTTATCGATAAGATAAATAAGAAGTTAGATAAAGAATTAAATTAAAATAAATTTCCTAAGACACCCCCCGGGTAAAATATAGAAACAATTTTGCTGGGGGACCGAGCAACGCGAGGGGGGATTTCTCTTTTTATTTTCGCGTTACGCGCGTGGGAATAGAAAAAAAGGCAAAAAAAATACCATCCCTTCTCTGGGATGATTAAAATTTTCGATATGTATTTGTAATCAGTGGACCGTCGCCACTGTTTCCTTCTAAGTAAAACTATACATGATTATTCTCGTCTTTACAAGTGTCATTTTTAAAATTAATCTTCGAAAAAATCCAATGAAAAAGCGGGGTGGTGATATTGTGAGCGGAAAACAAAGTAAATATAAATTAGCGTTCAAAGATTTCTTAGAAGGTGTTAAATACAAGGATATCGCGGATAAATATGGCGTATCTGTTAGCACTGTCAAATCATGGCGCAGCCGTTATTGGGAAGACATGATAAATGAAAAAGGTCTAAAAAATGTTTCGGAAAAGGTTGCAAAACTTCAAAAAAACAGAGAAAAAACGCTTAGAAATAAAATAAGAGATGATTTATATGAACAACTCGGCACGAACGGTATCATACACGCTCATTTTATGGATTTAGTAGAAGATTATATGTCATTTTGGGATATAAAAAACAGATTGATAGCTGATGTAAAAGATCGCGGTGTATCTGTACTAGGCGCTAATGGATTTATGAAAAAAAACGATAGCATTAACGAGTTGAATAAAACTAACACGCAAATGTTAAAGATTCTTAATGAGTTAGGACTTAAGGCGGTATGTGAGGATGATGACGATGATGCAGAAGTCTAATCTTCCTTATAAATATCATCCTTTCATTAGTGAGTACATGCATGCTGTGGAAAGCGGATCTATCCGTTCTTGTAATGAACAAAAACAATTAATGACCTTAGTTCGAAAAACTTTAGATGATCCAAATGTTTATGTTGATGTTCAAGCTATTGAGGATAGTGTTAATATCCCAGCTAAATATTTTCCATTCGAATTATTCGCATGGCAACGTTTTGTTAACGCTTGTGTGTTCGGCGTTCGTTATAAGGACACCAATCGTCTTGTTTGGAATCAAATATTAATACTGATGGGACGTGGCGGTGGTAAAAACGGATATGCCGGATATTTAAACTTCTATATGCTATCTAAACAGTTTGGTATAGATAGATATCACATTGAATGGATCGCGACATCTGAAGAACAAGCAAAAACTACATTCGATGACGTGAAGGAAGTAATAGAAAATCCTGCAAATAAGGTTTTAAAGAAATCGTTTAGTGCTACAAAGGTACTAATTAAACATAAAACAAACAAATCTCACATGAAATTCAATACTTCTAATGCTAGAACGAAAGATGGACGACGTCCTGGATCAGTTTGGTTCGATGAAATTCATGAATATGAAGATTATAAGTCGATTAAAGTATTCCGTTCAGCCTTGGGTAAAGTTAAAGATGGACGAACTTTCTATTTAACAACGGATGGATATGTCCGAGGTGGTATGTAATGTTTGAAATTACTGTAATGATTGGAATTGTGGTTGGTCTTTCGCAGATCGTAAAAATAATTGGATTACAAACAAAATATGTTCCGTTATTGAATTTAACGCTTGGCATTGTGCTAGGCGTTTTATTTTTGGGCGGAGATATCAAAACAAATGTATTTCAAGGAATCATCATTGGACTGTCAGCAAGTGGATTATTTGACCACACAAAAATTATAAAAAAGGATGTTGATGCTAAATGAAAAAGACAATGAAACATATTACCTCGTTCCTTATGATTCTAGTACTTGCTGTTTCTTTTGCTGATAGAACGCTTATTATTCCTGATTTACCGAAACAACCATACCGTTATGGTGTAGGTGCTTATGAGGGCGTTGTAGCACATTCTACAGCGACTCCAGAAGCTCCAGCTATTAACATTCAAAAATATGAGTCTCGAACATGGAGAAATGCATTTGTTCACTATGCAGTCGATTGGGACGAAACAATCCAAATTGCTGATACAAAATACATTGCTTATGGCGGCGGTCCTGCTGCTAACAAACGATTTGTACATGTTGAGTTATGCGAAACAGCGGACTATACAAAATTCAAGCGTTCTTATGAAAAGTATGTAAAACTTTTAGCAAAAATTTTAAAAGATAACAAGATATCTGTAGAAAAAGGATTATGGACGCATAGCGATGTAACACATTACCTTGGTGGTACAGATCATGAAGATCCAATTGATTACTTAAAGTCTCATGGCGTTTCAGAAGCTCAATTTAGAGCAGATGTACAACGAGTATACAATAATTCTAGTGTGGATGTTTCTGTTCCTGATAAGCCATCTAAACCAGCGGAAGTACCAACATCCGTAACAGATGGGATTGCTTATATTGAAGGTTATAACGTTAATTTACGTAAAGGACCTGGCACAAGCTATTCTAAGATTCGTCAGTTGAACAAACCAGAATCTTATATTGTGTGGGCTGAAAAAGACGGGTGGTTAAATCTTGGTGGAAATCAGTGGATTAAGAACGATCCATCTTATGTGAAGTTTAATAAGAAAAGTACAGTAGATTCTTCTATTGTTGGAAAGCGTGTTGTCTCAAAAGTTAACAATCTACGTTTCTATGATGCTCCATCTTGGCAGGATAAAGATGTGGCTGGTTCTGTAGATGCAGGATTAGGATTTATAATTGATGCGAAGATAAGTGTAAATGATTCGTATCAATATAAAGTGCATAATAGTCATGGGCAAGTTTTCTATATTACGGCTATTGATACGTATGTGAATGTGCGTTAA